CCAAAAAAATGTCAAGATAAACGTGCATAATTATACACAACTCTGTATAATTATGCATGGCATATGGGATACCATGTCTGTATAACTTGTAAACAATTTCTTTACATGTCAAAAATATATACATAAAACACTTGACAAACACCTAATCGCGTGGTATATTATACTTGAAGTAAGGAGATGGCCCCAAAAAATGTCCACTAGCGAAGAGATAAATGAGGTGTTCAGGGAAGACATAGACCGTATGACCCGCGTGGTTATGAACAAGTCAGGCGCATATCCGTTCTTGGATAACATGAATGGAATGAACGTCATAGATATGCGAAGGGAATTGCGCGGTGGGGATATTCAGGTAAACATGGAGGGCAAGATTGCCACTAACTGATTCTGGAAAGAAAGTCCTAGAGGACATGATTAAGCAGTATGGTTCTGAGAAGAAGGGTAAGGAGGTGTTTTACGCTTCGATAAACGAGAAAAAGAAAGGTTCAGAGAAGTGGCACGAGCCTGAGAAAGAAGATAAACGTCCCGCTGGCAAGGGTCGTAAGACGCACTACAATCAGTCTTGAGGAATAATATGAGCATAAGTGACATTTTCAACCGCATAGTCGTAGCTATCAAGAGCATTAGGTGGGGATGGGGAGCATTGTTCGCTGTGTTTGCTGGGGTGGAATACTTCCATTTCTTCAAACTGTTCGGTAGCGAACTTCTGGGGGCAATCGCGTCGTATTTCCTGCTTCTTATCATTGCCAAAATAATGAGCAAAGAGTAAATGGACGAACCCATAACCGCCCCTAGCCAACCTGAAATCCGTGGGGATATCGACGCTTGGGTTGGTGGGAAACGAATAGACCTATCGAAGATTCTTTCCAACGGGAAGAAAGTCGGGGATGAACTCAAGGCGCACCTGCGGGAAACTATAGAGGTAGAACTAAAGAACCATAAGGGCGTAGAGAATAAAATAAAGCGTTGCCAAAAGATTTATTCAGGCAAGAAGGAAAAGAAATCATATCCTTGGCCTAACTCAAGCAACGTCTCTATTCCTATCGCCCGTTCTGACGCTGACGCTATCATAGTCCGCGAAGAGGACGCGATATTCAACAAGCAGAAGTTGGTTATTTTGACCCCCAAGTCTTCCAACATGAGCGATGAACAGGCTGAGATTCTCCGACAGCAGGAGAACGCGATAAACCATTACCTGATTCATACTCTGGAAATCAAGGAAAAGACCAAGCCTGTTTTCCAGCAGAAGACGATATCAGGTACTGGTATTCTCAAGATTAGATACGAAGTCAAGAACCACCAGTTCTATGACTACGCCACGCCAGAGGAATCTGGTGACAGGTCGGTGAAGAAGTACGAGATGGAGGGCAAGGGTAACAAGGAACTTATGGTAAAGAGACCCTCCATAACGTTCCAAGGGCCTATGGTTTACCCCATAAGCAGGGAGAACTTCCTTATTTCGTCCGACGCGACTTCGGTGGATGAGGCGTATTTCTGTGCGGATAGATTCTATCGGCGTAAACAGCAGTTGAGGGCCATGGCCGCGAGGGACTTGTACTACAAAGACGCGGTTGAAAACCTAACGTCCGACGAATATGGTAGACTACAGAAGCTACGCTCCGAAGACCGTGGCATGAAGAATGAAAAGACCAAGTATGAAGAGCCTTATGAACTGTGGGAATGCTGGTTCAAGTATGACGTAGATGGGGACGGTGAAGAGGACGACATAGTTGTTGTCTATCATGTCCAGTCTAATCAGATACTTAGCGCGATATACAACCCGATATTCTACAATTACAGGCCATACGTGGCTTTCCGTGGATGGCCGATAGCATATTCGTTTGACGGGCAGGGTATATGTGAAAAGCTGGAATCTATTCAGGCTGAGATAGATACCATTCACAACCAGCGCATTGACAAAATGCATATGCTAACCATGCCTATGATTCTGTATCGTTCCGGCGTGGGACTCGAAGACTTCAAACTTAGTCCTGGAATATGCAAACCTGTTGACGTTGACCCGTCCACCGTGTTCTCTGTTATTCAGGTTCCAGACACATATGCTTCAACTGAGAGAGAAGAGGCTAGGTCTGTGGCGTATGCTGACAGGGACGCTGGGGTCACCCCCGAATCTCTTGGTATTTCCACGGCAGAACGACCCGTGGCTTCTGAAACAATGGCTAGGCAGGAAGAGGCCAACAAGAAGTTCCTGTGGTGGATTGACAACGACAGGTCTTCGATGAAGGAAACTGTTTACAAGATAATGGAATCCTTCGCTCAGTATCAGCCGACCTATTCGTATGTCGGGGAAGACGGGCAGGTTTATAACGTTGAAATGCCTAGGGGGAACATCAGGGACACGATAAACGTTGACCTGACGATATCCAACGAAGTCATGAACATGGAGACAAGGCGGGAAGTGGCTCTCATGAAGTTCCAGCTTGTTAAGTCTTATAACGACTCTACCATGCAGTTGGTACAGGCCATATGCGCCCCGACGATTCCGAGTGACTTCAAGAAGTACCTGCTCGCTAACTTCGATAACTGGAACAGACTGTTATGTAATGTCCTTGAGAACTTCGATGAACGAGACCCCAAGAAACAGGTGGTGGATATCAAGACCGCCATGGATATCCAGAACTGCATGATGAACTCAGCGGACATTCTGGCCCAGAAACAGGCTATGCAACAGCAAGCCATGGCGCAACAGGGGATACCCCCCGGTGTCCAACCGGATGGACAACCGGTGGAACAACAGGGTGGTCAACCTGCGGGACAGGCAATGCAATGAGTTCATACGAGACAGACATCGCGTTGATATCTTCCACAAGGTTGTGGAAGGATTACACCAAGCGGGCCGTGGCGTATAGGGAATCGATGATAAGAGACCTTATGGTATGCCAGCTCGACAAGGTTGAGAAAATGCGCGGTATAATTGAGGGGATTGATTACGTTCTTATGTTGCCTGACCTGATGGTCAAGCAATTAGGAAATAAACAAATTGACGAAGGAGAAAACGATAATGGCTGACGTTGATAATGTTCAGCCCTTGGGAACGGCGACTCCAGAACCGACCGCCGGGAAAGAGGGAGAACAGACACAACAGGCACCTGCTACGCCGCTATTCGGAGGGAAAACGGCAGAGCAGTTCGCGGAAGAGTTCGAGAGTACTAGAAAGGAACTCACATCCCTTAGGGAAGATTACTCTAAGGCAATTCATGAGGCCCAGTATTCGAGGACTATTCTGGAAAAAATGGCACAGGGGAACACCGAACAGAGACAGGCTGAACCCGGAATAACCCCCATGACTGATGAAGCGTTTTTCGCAAACCCTGGAAAAGCGGCCTATGAGACCGCCCAGCGTGTTGCGGAAGCGAGCATGAGCAAGTGGAAATCAGAGTTTGAGAACCAGCGTAAAAGGGAAAAGGACGAACAGGCCGCGTATAACATGAACCAGACTGGTCAATCTGTTATGAGGGCCAACCCTAAGATGTATGCTGGTATCGAGGACAAGGTAAAGCAGTCTTTGGCTGACGCTTATCAGAGCGGAAAAATCGGTGTTTACGAGTTAGGGAATCCACAGTTTTGGGAAACGACTGCGGCAATTTTACGGGTTTCCAATGGAGAGTGGGACTTGCAGAAGTACAGGAACAACACCCCGGCTCCGGCTATCCCCGGTGGGATAGAGGCCCCCAATGGCACAATACCTCCAAATCAGGCCATGGGAATGTCGGAAATAGAGAAAGCCATGGCTAGGAAATATGGAATTACAGAAGAGCAATATCTGGCACAGAAGAAAGCAGACCACGAAGCGATGGAAAAAGGAATCCTTGGAGATAAGTCATGAATCTGAACGAGATAAAAATAGTTGACTTGAAGAAGAGTGACGTAAACTGGGACTTAAGTGACCCTTCCAAGGGTAAGTATGTTTTCCACAAGAAAGTCTATTATGGTCGGACGGGAGAACCGGGGGACAAGTATTTCCCCAAGTGGGTCACGGACGACAAGATGGGAAACATTCAGAACTGGACTTATTCGTTTGACGCCTCAGAAGTGAAGTGGGAAGACAAAGAGTATTGGCCTGAACCGCTTAGGCCGAACGCCACGCACGGGTACGATTTCATTGACGCTGTTCTCATGAAGATAAACATTGAGATGTGGGTGGACAAAGTAGAGAGAGAGCGGAAGATGGCGAACGAACAGGTGTCTAATAACAAGAAGGCCTTCAACGCTAAGATGGAATCGGAAGGCGCGGAACTGAATGTTGATATGGAAACTGAACGGGCTTTTGAAGCTGGAAAGATAAGGTTGGTCTGATTTTGGAAGTCCCAGGTAGCTCAATAAATAGGAGAAAATAGATGGCGACTATGGGACTCGAGTATGTAGAAGGGCCGTATTGTGTGACGGAACTTCCTTCTACTGGTTCAAATAATTTTATCAAGGGAGACTTAGTGTATCTCGCTAGCGGGTACCTGACTGTTTCCACGGCTTACAATCAGATAATGGCCGTGGCCCTTGAGAACGATAGTGCGGTTGCTGGCACGATGATTTCTGTTCTTATAATTATGCCGGGGACTAAGTTCAGGGTTGCGGCTTCTGCTACCACGGCTCAGACCAATTGTGGTATCGGTGGGCCTATGACCTATACGTCTGGTAGTGTTGCTGTCACCCCGGAAACGTCTCACACTTCTCACGAGGAGTTCATTGTTGAACAACTCGACCCGAGAGATGGGGCCACGACTGGTGCTGGCGGAAGGGTTATTGGTAGGTTCAACATTCTGTCCTGCGGCTTGGCTTATGTGGCTGTGACGTGAGTATAGGGTAGAGAAGGAGATAGACAATGGCTAATTATTCTATGGGCATTCCGATTGGTACTTGGGGAGACTCTACTACCAATCAGGACGTATTTAAACGTGTAGTTAGGACGTGGTACAATTTTGCTTCCCCCGAAGCTCTTGTTCAGTATCCTCAGGTTTTCCACGAGGTTTCGACCGAGGATGAATATGAGCGTGAAGGAAGGAAGGCGGGTCTTGGGCCTATGTCCAAGGTTCCTGAGGGCGGGAATATTCCGCTGGAATCACCTAAGCTGTTCGGCGTAAAAGATTACCATCAGGAATCTTATGGTCTGGGGTTCCGTATCACTCACCGTATGAAGAAGTTCAACAAGATAGACCTCATGCAGGACTGTCTTAGTGACCTCAAGAAGAGGATGAAGGAAGACAAGGATATCGAAGTGGCGAAGCTCTATAACAACGCTACTTCCACTACCGCTGGTGCTGTCGGGTTTGACACTCTGGCCCTTGCTTCCACGGCGCACACCTTGCTGACGGACGCGGCTCCGACCAGCTATTCCAACTATGGTAATGCCGACCTTGGTACCGCTTCGTATGAGGCGGCCAGGATTTATTTCCAGTCCGTGTATGACGATAGGGGATTCATTCAGCAGTTGTTCCCCAAGACTCTGGTCGTGAACAAGAACTTCACGGTTAGGGCTAATCAGATTTGCTATGCGGACAAGAAGCCGTTCGAGATGAGCAACACCAAGTATGACCTGAATCAGTATTTTGGTGGTGTTGTGACTCCGTTCCCGTATCTTCGTCTTACGTCTTCGACTTCGTGGTTCCTTATCACCGATACCAAGCAGTGCCCC